CAGCTCCTACAACAGCAGCTCCTACAACAGCAGCTCCTACAACAGCAGCTCCTACAACAGCAGCTCCTACAACAGCAGCTCCTACAACAGCAGCTCCGTGTACAGTGGGGGGACCTTGCGGTTCTGGATATACATGTTACCCAGAAGGATTTTATACATATTATAGCTATAATGCGGCCTGTAACTGTGTGCTAGAGAATGGATTCTGCTAATGACCACTATTCAACCTGTGTTTACAATGGTTTCTTACGCGCTTGTTATAGATAATGAATTTGCTTGTACTTTTGAATACCCTTTAGAAGGAAATCAAATTATTGAAAATAACACGGCAGCTTTAAAAAGCAATCCAAAAATTACTTTAAGTACTGAGGAGCCAGTATTTGAAAAAATAAACAGATACTCTTTAAGTATTGATAATGAGATTGTTGGTATATTTTCTTATATTAAAGATGAATTTGGGGGCCCTTTAGCTGAAATGACTAATGCGGCCTTACAAAGCGATCCACATGTAGTTGATCTAACTGGAATAGATACGCCAACTATGGGAGATACATGGGACGGAACTAGTTTTAAGAAACGGCTATAATATGTCAAACAAATCAGCGTGGGAAATATTTAAAGAAAAAAACAAAGATGTAAAACCTTGGGATTTATTAAATCCAAATACAGAATACACAGGCGATTCTGTTGCAAAAGATAGATTTGATATATGCAAGGCTTGCCCTGAATTAATTAAATTAACGTCTCAATGCAAAAAATGTGGATGTTTTATGAAAATAAAAACTACTATGGCTCATGCTACCTGCCCTATTGGCAAATGGTAGAGTTGTTAAGACCCTCTCGTGTCTAGCATTTTTATCCAGCTTGCCTCGTATCACGACTTTGAGTTGCCTAAAACTATCTTTGACTGCATAAATAAAAGCAGTAAAAAACATAAATTAACTTTTGGGGTTCATGCTTGTTACAACGAAGCCCAACAGGTTTTTATACCACCGTTAGGGAATGTAAAAATAATAGAAAGCAAAGCTCCTGAAAACATTGGAGTAGGTGCCGCACGGAGTTTAGCAAACAGTCTATACGGTGGGGAAGACTACTATTTACAGATTGACTCGCATACAAGGTTTTTGCAAGATTGGGATGAAAAACTTATAAACTTTGTTTTACAGCTTCAAGAGTATGGAATTAAAAAACCATTAATTAGCGCGTATCCAGGTGGGTATTCGTACAATGACTCTTTAGAAGAGGTCGTTAACTACGCATCTGATGTGACCCTTATTTCGTTTAAAGAGCGCCCAGAACAATTTACAACTCAATTGATCCCAACACAGCTCGCAATAGCTCCCGAGGGAAAATGCCTTCAACCTTCTATATCCGCAGGGTTTATCTTTACTGTAGGTAGTTTTTCTGAACTTGGATTTAATGAAAAGATTATGTTTTGGGGAGAAGAAGTCCTCATTGCAGCTCGTGCTTACACCCACGGGTTTGATCTATTTATTCCAGACCAACAATACTTTTATCACCTTTACTATGATCCAGCAGCAGTGTTTCAAAAAAACCTACGCAGGCATGTGTGGCAAGATTTTTCTGAGGAATTTTATGAGAAAGACGCTATAGCAAAACAAGAAATAATAGATATTTTTACCTCTAATAGGATTGGCCCTGGAGCTTTGGGCTCAGAAAGGTCTCTAAAAGAGTATGGAGATATGGCAGGTTTAAACTTTGAAGAACGTAAGCTAATAGAGGACGGATTTTAACATTTAAGCCCTGACATTACCTAGTTCCTCTTGGATACTGGTACTGCGCCCCGATCAGGCGCTATACCACTCTAGAGAAACAGGTCAATAAATGGCATTAGATACTGGCGGAAACGTCAAAGTAGATTACGTATGGGGCAACCTCCCTATGCAACCAAACGATGTTCGTACAGAAGAAGCTGCTGGAAACTTTGGCGGATCAACTGGCGACTACGCTTGGTCAGCAACAACTAAGGTAGCAGGCGCCCGTCTTGACGCAGCTTTGGATAGCCACGCTATTGCAGAAGCAGGTTGGGCAGGATATCCAAGCTATGTGTTAGCTACTGGCAACTACATTATTACAGCAGTTTCAGGTGACGGAACAACTGTTACATATACAGCTCAAAACAACCTTGCACCAGCAGACGTTGTTAATATCACAGGCCTTACAGCTGGCGCTTATAACTTATCTTCAGCAACAGTTGTGGCTGCAGACAAGCTTAAGTTCACAGTAACTAACTCAGCTAACGCTGGCGAGATTACAGGTCAATACGGCAAAGTTCAACTAACAACAGCCTTTACAGCCGCTGATGGCGCTGGAATTGGTTACATCAACGTGCCTTCAGTAGTTGGTGACACACTAGCAGTAGCTCTTGACGAGCTTAAGGATGCTGGTTACGAAGCAGCTAATATCACAACAGCTGCCGCAGCAACCAACGCAGTTTCAACAATTACAGCAGTTGCACGTACAGGTACAACAGCAACAATCACCTCTTCAGGTGCTGGCGCTAAGTACCCAGTAGGTACAAAGATTACAGTGGCGTCTCTTGTATCTCCAAATGACGTACTTAATGGTACCTACACAGTTACAGCAGTTGCTACAAACACTGTTTCTTACACAACTACAACTTCAGGAGCCCTCTCAACATCAGGACTTTCAGTTGCTGGTCTTTCAGGTGTTGCTGGAACAATTAAGACTCAATCAACAGCAGCAGGTGCTGCTTCTGTGGCTACAACAGCAACAATTACAATCACACCTTACGCAGTACTTTCATAATCTCACAACAAACAAAAAGCCCCAGCCAATTGGCTGGGGCTTTTTGCTTTACATTTTTAGTTCTTTGGGAATTGTTTTAAAAAACTCTCATATCTAGCTCCATTTGTTTGGCCTGGGTAGACTTTCCAGGAAGACCAATCTTTTCCGCCGTTAGTCATGTAGAAAGCTATTTCCGCATTTGTAACTGGGTTAAAGAGGTCTTTATTAGTGGTGAGGTCAAACTTTTCTCTGCGGTCTTCTCCCAGATTTCCAATCATGTTAATCTGAAATACGCCGTAGGAGTGATCTCCTGTACTACTGTCTCCGTTGTAGGCCAGTGGGCGGCCATTTGATTCTTTCATAGCAACTGCCCAAGCGGTCTTGAGAGCGTTTCCCTCAAAACCAACCGCTTTTAATAAATCCTTTAATTCGGCTTTGGTAAGAACCTTAGCTTCTTCAAATGAATCTAACGGGCTCACAACTGTAACTACTTCTTCTGGTACTACTGGCTCCGCCATTGCTGGCGGGCAGCTTCCCAAAAAAATAAAAACAGATGCTACTACTGCTGTACGTTTTCTGATATTAAGCATTTCTGCTCCTCTCAGTAGGCAAAAGCCACCTTGTGGGTGGCTTCGTCAGGAACAACCATAACACAAGCGTTACAACGCATGTCAAGGCGAACTAAGAGTTAAATAATAAATTTAATTTAATATGACAAATCTAATAGTAAATGCGTATATTGTATACATTGGGCTTTGATACGGATAACATTATCGCGCTTGTATCTAATACCTACATGATTGGCGAAAAATTGACAGTATCAGACTGGGCCGCGTTCACTTCAGTTATAGTAGCCGCAGGCGGCGCCACAGCTCTTGGAATTAAGTGGACGATTAAACATTACCTTGCAGAACTAAAACCTAATGGCGGCTCTTCTATGCGCGACGCAATTAACAAAATTGGCCTTGATATGACCGAAGTTAGAGTATCATTAGCAAGACTTGAGGGTCGATTTGACCAACATGTAGAAGAAGGCGAGTAACATGAATAAAGCAATGATTGAATCCTACGTACGTAACTTGGCAGGTCAAGTAATCGGCGCAGTAACTATTGTTTTGCATACTAGTGGCGCAGCGACCCCGCTGGACTTTGGTTCAAGTGAGTGGTTACTAGTTGCTAATGCTCTATGGGCATCTCTAGTACCAGTAGCAATTCGGTTCTTTAACAAAAAAGACCCAGCGTTTGGGCGAATTGCAAGTATTGGCCTCTTAGAGCTCACTGGCGTTTTAAGCCGAGCTTCAGCCAAAAAGCCAGTAAAAAAGAAATCTAAGTAAGTTCAGCAAGGGGGCGGAGATTTTCCGCCCCTTTTGCTGTACACTTTTTATATGACTTGCTATAACTGTACTAACCCAGCTCTTTACTATGTGAATGACCCTAGCGCATCACCTGCGGCCTACTGCAACGCGTGCTTGCCACCATGGCTTAAAGTACGAGCAGACGAAGGTCACTTCCCTCTTCCAGCTGAAGAAGCAAAGAAGGCGTCTGATAAAGATGAGGATAAGTAAAAAACAAGCTGTTCAAGTTCATCCTGTTCCGCAAAGAGCAATGGACCCAAAAGGACCGTTCCCACGAGAACTGTTTGATGAACCAGAGATAATTTATAACTATGAGTCAGAGTACGCAGAAGACGGGGCTAACTTCCCACTAGGCGCCACTGCTCAGAATGATTTTAAACCACCTAAGTATTTACGATGTGCAATTTGTTTAGTTAGAGTTCTAGAAACAGAAACCGAGAATCATACCTGCGAGGACTGATGGCCAAAAAAGATCTTAAAGCAATAATGAAGCAAAGCCTTGCGGAAGCTGAGGCAGCTTTAAAACAGTCTAGTGAACGTAATCTAAATACTTTTAAAAGAAACACTTCTGATAACGACCCCGCTGCTCAGTCATCCTCAAACCAGATAGATAAAAACTGGTCAGTGAATATACCTAATGACGTTGCAAATGTTGGCACAGAAGTCTACACCGCCCCCACAGCTAACCCTAAGCGCCCTAGAGCGTTTACTGTAGGGTACAACCACACCACAAACACTATAGTAATTGTTATGCGCAGTGGTAAATGGTGGCAGTACAACGATGTTCCAGTTAACATTTGGCTAGGCCTTAAAAATAGCCCATCAACTAATGACTACTTACCTATTATTGAAAACGCCTGCTCATCCCATCACGAGGCTGATATGGACGCGTTATCTGCGGGAACCAAAGAGCGCTTCAGTCATTCAGCGGCTACAGCTAGCCGCATGCAACAAGGTAACCTTTACACACTTGACGAGAAGCTGTTTGACGCAAGGGAATAAATTTGAAATCATACGGACCCTTATACGTTGGAAAGCTACGCTACTGGCATAAAAAAGCATTACCTATTTTTGAAATAGGAACTACCCAAGAAACCGAAATGCCTTACAGAAAAGGTAAGTGTTTGGTTATGCGGGCCCCTTTCACAGAACCAGGTTTTTATTTAGGCCTGTGGGTTGAGCGCCCTCAAATTGGCTGGGAAGACGAAGATAAGATTGATAAGATACTATCTGACGCTATGAAAGCTAGAGTTGCTTGGAAACCAGAGGATGGATTATTTGATGAATCTTTTTAAAAAGAAAGAGCCTTGGTTAAAGCCGTTTTCTGAAAAGGTCTCTAATAGAGTATCTAAGATCCCCACCGCAGAGCTTGAGCAGTGGGTTGATCAATCGCTGTATGAGATTGGCCGTTGTATGACTGCCTACTCAAAACAAAGAGAACCTATGTTTTTGAATGAGGCTTTATTAGGGGCGGAAGCCCTGCATGCGGTTGTAGACGAGTTAAACCGCCGAACGACACGCTATTAAATCAATTTGTCAATTTGTCGACAATTGTGCTAAGCTTCGCTTGCCTCTCTTCTCTCCCCCGTGATGGCAATCAAAAGGTCCTGGGTTTAAACGCCCAGGCTTTTTGTTTTCACCTAGACTAGGGAACACAATGGATACAGCATTAGATGAAGAAGAGTTTTTTCCTGAAGATGAGGAAGACCTTGCGCCCGAAGAAGAAATTGAAGAGCTCGATGAGCTCTCTAAAGAATTTGTTAAAAAGCTTGTAGATCGTTGTATTCAGTTTCAAACCGCGCTGGTAGGGCATGAGCTTCACCCTTACCAAATGCCTCTAGCCCGCAGAGTTATTGAGTCTGTAATCATTAACGACGGTGAAGAAATTACCGCGCTTGCAGCGCGTCAGTCAGGTAAGTCAGAGACTATTGCTAACACAGTAGCTGCGCTCATGGTTCTCCTGCCCCGTTTAGCAAAGATGTACCCAGACCTATTAGGCAAGTTTGCTAATGGTGTGTGGATCGGTATGTTTGCCCCTGTTGAGGGGCAGGTAGAAACACTATTTGGCCGTACCGTAAATCGCCTTACATCAGAACGTGCACTAGAGATCTTGGGTGACCCTGAGATTGACGACTCCCTAGGTAAAGTCCCAGGAGTTACTCGCCAAATTAAACTAAAGAACTCTGGCTCATCACTAATGATGATGACCGCTAACCCTCGCGCAAAGATTGAATCTAAGTCTTTCCACCTTATTGTTATTGACGAGTGCCAAGAAGCAGACGACTTTGTAGTGTCAAAGTCCATCTCACCAATGCTTGCGTACTACTCAGGAACCATGGTTAAAACTGGCACCCCGACTACGCACAAGAATAACTTTTATCGCTCTATCCAATTAAACAAGCGTAGACAGACAGGTGCCCGCTCTAGACAGAATCACTTTGAGTGGGACTGGCGAGACGTGGCTAAGGTTAACGAGAACTACGGAAAGTTTATTAAGAAAGAAATGCTTCGTGTAGGCGAAGACTCAGACGAGTTTCAAATGTCGTACTCATGCAAATGGCTTCTTGAACGAGGCATGTTTGTTACATCTACAATTATGGATGAGCTTGGCGATACCTCTCAAGAAGTAGTAAAGGCATGGCACCGAACACCAGTAGTTGTTGGCATCGACCCCGCACGTAAACTTGACTCTACGGTAGTTACTGTTGTGTGGGTAGATTGGGATCGCCCAGATGAGTTTGGTTATTTTGACCACCGCGTCCTCAATTGGTTAGAGATTCAAGGCGACGATTGGGAAGATCAATATTTTCAAATTGTTCAGTTCTTAAGTAACTACGACGTTCTAGGTGTTGGTGTAGACGCTAATGGTGTTGGTGACGCAGTAGCTCAACGACTTAAACTACTTTTACCAAAATCTGAGGTCTACTCAATTGGCAGCAGTCAACCAGAACAGTCAAAGCGGTGGAAGCACCTTAAAGCGCTCATTGACCGACGTATGGTTGGGTGGCCTGCTCACGCTAAAACTCGCCGCCTACGTACTTGGAAGCGGTTCTACCAGCAGATGACAGACCTAGAGACTAAGTTCACTGGGCCTAATTTCTTAGCTAAAGCGCCAGATGAAGCACATGCTCATGATGACTATGCCGACTCTTTAGCTATTGCTGTGGCTTTAACCATGGATTTAACTATGCCGTCGGTTGAGGTTTCAAGTTCACCGTTTTATAGATAGTTATGACTTTAGCCTGATTTTGTCTTACTTACGTAGCACACTATTGACTGAGGTCCTCAAACCAATTTAGGAGTTTATATGTCAATTGCACCAGCCCCACGCTTCCCTGAGAAGCACAGCCCTACATACGACCGTAAGATGACAGGCGCTGTCCCAGGACAACGCGGCCCACTACGTTTTGAAGAAGGTATCGCGACTGATACCGATGTTCCACAGTCATTTACAGAAGGCGCAATGCAGGGCTACATGCCTGCAGCAGGCCGTCCAAACCGCAACGCAAACGTATTTGAAAAGCTTCCAGAAGAAACAATGCGCGAGCGCGCACACGTTGGTTCTGCAGCTTGGGTAGAAGCTCCAAACAGCCTAAATGATTTTGCTGCTGGTGCATTTGCTGACCATGGCGATAATCGTTTTGAAGAAGTATTCCGCAATGGTGCTCATCAACAAGCTCTTAACCCTTCTGTAGTTCAAGACTAATAAATTAAATAGCAAGTCGTTCCCCCTGCTTCTTACGTGGCGGCAGGGGGCGACTGCCTATCTAAGGATTATAAATGGCACTCATCTCAGGTAGAGAAGCAAAAGAAACCCCAACGCAGGTTGCTGCCAACCCTAAACTTTGGAACATGGTTACTGCTCAAGCGGGAGCAAAGTTTTCTAAAAACTCTCCCGCTCGCGGCCACTGGATTCATGCTAAATACAACCAAATGGGCGGTCAATACGTTAAATCTAAGAAAGATATAGACCCTAGGTTTCGTGACTACGCTCAA